GCCAGACTGGCCGTGATGACGTCGCCGGTCACCCACACGGTCTTGGAGTAGGCCACGTCACTTCACCCCCGGGTGCGTGCCCAGGACGACCTCGAGGTTCTCGATCCGGCTGATTGCCGTGACCTCCTCGAGCGTCAAGCCCCGGACGTTGCCGTACTTGCAGGCCAGGGCCTCGGGACTCAGCCCCGCCGCGATCTCGTCGATTCGGGCCTGTATCTCCTCATCGGTAGCCCTCTCGGCCCAGGTGAGGTCGTCGAGCTTGGTCCGGTGCATGGCGATCTCCTGGCCGAGCGTCTCGACCAGGTGTCCGCCGACCCTGGCGTGGACCCTCCGGCCACGCTCCAGGTCGACGACCATCGTCCCGACGACCTGCTTCCGCATGGCCAGGCGTTCGGCTTTCGTTGTCATGTCGCCCCTCCCTAGTTAGAGACGCCCCACGCAGGGACGATGGTGTAGGTGACGCCCAAAGATGGCGTCTTCTCGATAGGCGAGTGGACGGCCCGCAGGTAGAGGGTGCCACTCCCGGGCGTGGAGGTGGCCCCGTTGCCGAACACCCCGAGCTCGCGCAGCGTATGGCCGTTGGCCACGGTCGAGCCGAGGTAGTAGGTGATTGTGAGCTGCCCCGAGCCCTTGCTCAGGGCCGTGAAGGTCGCCCGGTGGACCTCGGCCAGGAGGCCGGTGTCGTTCACAGTCGGGGGCGTCCCGTCCGTCCCGATGGCCAGGTGCGTGAGCCCGGTCACCGGGTCGCCAGCCATGAAGTCGCGGATGAGGTTCCGGCCGCTCAACGGGACCAGGTTGTGCACCCTCTCCCGGCCGACATGCCGGGGCCGGCCTCTCCCATCCAGCCGCCAGAGGTCGAGGTAGAGTGTCCAGGCCGAGACCAGGCCGTCGGGGCCCGGTGCCACGATCCTCTGCATCTATGCCACCTCGCTGTAGCCGATCGCCGCGTAGCCGACCCGACTCTCTGGGGTCGCGGTCTCTATGGTGACAGTCTCTGAACACGCCACGGGCTCGCTGAACCGCATCACCCTGATGAGGACCTCGTTCTCCCGGATGACGTAGCGCTTCCCCTGAGACGCCATGCGGGCGAAGAACTCCTGCCAGCCGCCGACCCCCTGTCCGTCCAGGCACCGGACGCGAAACTCGGGTCCGCCGGCGGCGGTCGGGTAGGTCATCGTCACCTCTTCGATGAGGAATTCTCCGGCGAGCCCGAAGGCGTCCCGGAGTATGCTCACGAGCTGGCCGGCTCGGACGCCCGTCACCCGGGTGGAGAAGGTCACGATCCTCGGGATGATGCCGTAGCGCTCCAGGAGACCGCGGGCCCGTTCCGTCGCCGCCGTCTCGTCGTCAAGGTCCGGAGCCTCGTCCACGCGCTCATAGATTCCCGTCCCGCCCTCCGCCATCGACCGTTCGTCCTGGCCGGCGGGGTCGTCGACCTGCACGATGATCGTGTAGAGCCCACGGTAGGTCACGACCACTTCGTCGGAGGGCCCGGGCGGGGTCCCGTTCTGGTCCTGGTTGACCTCGTTGCTGCCCTTCTGCCAGTACCAGTCCTTACCGGTGTCGAGACCGCGGATGCCCACCGTCAGGGCTTGGCCAGCCACGGTGATACTGGGAACCTGCGCCACAGGGTAGGCCAGAACGAACGTCTGTTGCTTGCCGTCGCCGTAGAAGCGCTCCGTCTGCTCGAGGGTCACGCCCTGGCCGGCCCGCAGGAACTGCCGGTTGCGATACTGCTCCCGGGTCCTCTCCACCGTCATGCCCCAGTAGTTCTCCGAGTCGTTCTCGATGGAGAGCGGCGCCGGGTTGGTCTCCCGAGGGAAGCAGTGCACGTCCTTGTCCGGGTCGGCGTACCAGGACCAGCCCACAGTCTCCATGAGCTCCGAGATGGCCTGGCTCGCGGGTAGGTAGTTGAAGACCGCCTTCGTTATGACCGGCCCGGACTGGACGTTGTTCGTCGTGAAGCCCTCGCCGGCGCACCAGGTGTCGATGATGTCCCGGACTATCGCGTCGACGGTCTGGCCCTCGTAGACCGCGGCCACGAGCCGGCGGTCGAGCAGCTGATGCCAGTCCGTGCAGTCCACCGAATACCGCTGAGGAACACCTGCGGGCGTGGCCTTGAAGCGCTGCACCTGGTCGATGGTCCCACCGAAGACCGCCTGACCGTCCACCAACACCCGGACCGGTACCCCGGGGACGATGACCTCCCCGAGACTCACGTCGAGGTCGTTCACAACGAAGCTGGCCGTGGACCGGGCTCCGAGCCGGTCCTCAACCTCGATGCTCTGCAGGTCCACGGCTTCGGTGCGGTCCACGCCCCCGATAATCACCTGCACAGTCAAACTAGGCCCCCGCCTTCAGGGCGATCTCGCGCCGCATGTGGGGCAGGGTCGCGCGGGCGATGGTCCTGCCGTCGAGCTGGACGACGATGCTGACAGGGCCCCGCAGGGCGCCGGTCCTGTCCAGACCAAGGATGCCTGGCAGCCTACTCAGCGGGATGACAGCCTCGGGCTCAGGTGCGGTGAAGAAACCCAGGGTCGGCCGGGTCACGATGCCACCGTGCGCGAAATGCGGGATCTCGCCCGCCGAGGTCCTGGCACTGGGGGCCGACGGAGCGGCGGGCATGTTCCCCGCGGCCTTTTCCTGGGCACCAAAAAGTCTCCCGAGCCAGTCGAGAGCGTCCTGAACCCAGCCGATGATCCTGCGGATGGGCCCGAGCACTGCGTCCACCTTCGTTCGGACCCAGCCCACGAGCCTGTCCCACCAGCCGTGCCACCAATCTGAGAACGCCTGCCACGCGGCTATCAGCCACTCGATGCTCCTTCGGACGGGGCTCAGAAGGTCCTCCACCTTGGCGTGTAGCCAGGCCACGAGCCTGTCCCACCAGCCATGCCACCAATCTGAGAACGTCTCCCACGCGTTCACCAGCCAGTCGATGGCCTTGCGGGTCGGGGCGGTGATGAAGTCCCAGACCTTGATTGCGGTGGCCTTTACGTATTCCCACAGGCCGGTCAGCCACTCGACGAAGCGTGTCCAGGTCTCCCGGAACCAGGTGGTGACCTTGTCCCAGTTCTTGTAGATGAGGTAGGCCAGGCCGGCTATGGCATAGCCGGCGACTATCCAGGGGAGAAGCGGCGCCACGGCCCGATTACGACGATCTTGGCCTCGAGGTCCGGTGGGATGAGTTCACGAAGTGCCCCCCGGATGCCGTCCTTCTCCAGGAGCTTCTGGAAGTCCTCGAGCCACTCGATGGCGCCCTTGAGTTTGGCCTTGAGGTCGAAGGCGTCCATAATCTCGAACCCGAGGGTCCTGAGGGTCGCCGAGCCTATGTCCTGCATGGTGGACATGAGCCCGTTCCAGGTCTCAGATTGCTTCTGCATCTGTCCGGCGAACCGTTCGCCCATCCCCGAGAGAATGGCGTCGATGCCAGTCGCGGCGTCGATGGCGCCCTTGCTGGCCATGTCCATCGCAGTGGCCACGTCCACGCCGATGGCCTCGGCGAGCATCTCCCAGACGGGTAGCCCGAGCTCGGCGAGCTGCATCATCTCCTCGGCTGAGACCTTGCCTTTGGCCCGCATCTGACCGATGGCCCGGGTGACGCGCTCGATCTCGTACTCCCCACCGCCCAGAGCGGACACGGCGTCCCCGATGGCCGTCATGGTGGGGATGATGTCCTTGGCCTCGAACCCGAACGCCAGCAGTTGCCGCGAGGATTTTGTCAGGCCCTGGAACTCGAAGGGAGTGTGGGCCGCGAAGTCCCAGAGGTCCCGGATGAAGGCGTCGGCCTTCTCGGCGTCCCCCAGGAGGGTCTCGAAGGCCATCTCGGTCTGCTCCATGTCCGCGGCCAGCTTGATGCCCCGGAAGGCGGCCACCCCGGCCGCAGCCGCGACCCCGGCCAGGGCTCCGGCAAGCATCTTCGAGCCTCGTTCGGCCGCCCGCATGGAGTCACCGATACGGCGCGAGGCCCGGGCGATGGTGCCCTCGGCCTCGTTGACCTTGGTCTTGGCTTGCTGGAGGTTGGCGTTGAACCGGTCGAGGCGCAGCTCGAGGTAGCTGTAGATCGCACCTAGATTGACGGATGACACCTAACGCGCCTCCTCTCCGGGGTGGGCTAGAGGATGTCCCCGTCCTCAGTCGACTCGTCCTGCTGGCTGAGGACGTACGCAGCGGCTTCGTCCAGCCAGATGCGCTGAAGGGGGGTCAAGCCGGCGACGTAATCGCTAGGAGCCTTCTTCCAGGTCGTCGCCACTGCGGCCAGTCTCAAGAGCACTTCCTCGCTCGCGAAAGGGCCCGAGGGCGACTACCTCCTGCCCGGTGACGTGGTTGAAGATGGCCATGTGCTGCTCGAAGGTCAGGGGTGCAATTGCCGCGATGTCGTCGTAGGTGGGCTCGACCAGTGCCTGCCGGGAGACGGCCCGGGCCAGCTCGAGAATGTGGGGAAGCTCGTCAGGCCCGACCTTGGCCTTCCCGGTCTCGAGCGTTTGGGCGACAAGGGGGTTCCCAACGCCTGCTTCGAGAAGGGCCCCGGTCAGGTCTACGGGCCGGACCTTGACCCGGATGCTGGTGCCCGGCCGGAAGCCGGGTATCTCGATGAGAGTAGGCTGTGCCTGGGCGCGAATCTGCTCCAGAGTACTCACAGTCGCCTCTGGTCGTTTGGTGCTTGACACATGCACCGACCTCCTGGTCAAATCTGCCTGAAGGGGGTGGCAACAGTGCCTGCGTGGGGCACTGCCGTGCTGGCCTCAGCCATAGCCGCTGCCGTGAGCTTCGTGTTGAGCTTAGTCCTGTCTTGGGCCAGAGAGCGAGCCGAGAGACAGCGCAAGAGGAACTTACTCAAGCGCAAAACCGGCCGGATAGTGCGTCGGGACTTCGGACTCATTGACGATTGCTACCTCGGGCGTGTCGAAGAGGAAGACTTGGTGCGAGACTTGTGTAGTAGAGAACTGGACGAGCTCATCATCACTTCGGAGGAGCTCTGGCCGGAGCTCTCGGAGGCACTCGCAGCTTACCGCGATACCCTGCTGGCGTTCAGGCGGGTTCACCCCATCATCTTTGCGAAGGACACAGATCCGAAATGTGCAGCCGACCCTGTGGTCGAAGCGGCCCATAAGGTCCTGGACATCGCCGGCCTTCAGCGTGTGAACCTAGAGCCGTGGGAGGCCCCAGGGGCGTCTCCGACTAGCTGAGCTCAGCCGGCAGAGCATCGACGAACTCCTTCTTGTAGAGCCCGGCCGAGGTGGACGGGTTCTCCAGGCAAGTGATCTTGATCTCGGGGACCATCCACTGCCTGTCCTCCAGCGTCTCCCCGCCGAACGTCGCCCGGCAGTAGTAGAACGTGTACCTAACATAGCCCTCGACGCCGCCTCGGCTGTCGTGGCTCGTGGCATAGACCTCGAGTTGGAAGTGAGGCGGGGTCTGCTGAGCTTCGATGGTGGGGGCCTCCCAGCCGACCACGCGGGTGTCGGTGTCCTCGGGGACCTCGATCAGGGTCCCGCCGGCCAGGGCCTCGATTGCATGGGCGTCGAACCGGGCGTCGTTGAGGGTCAGGTTGACAGCCACCACCGTGTCAGGGTCCTTGACGTGGGCGAGGAGCTTGTCCCCGCCACGGAGGTCCGCGGACTCGCCCGCGACGACCTCCGTTTCGACGGCGATCTTCTGGGTGGTCTTGATGCCGTAGGGCACGGCCGAGCCGTCCGGCGTGCCGTCGGCGTTGATACGGGTCACCACGGCCCCCTTGACGCCGCGGATGTAGCCTCTCTTGATCTGCGGAAGCTGGGCCATTTAGCCCTCCTCCTCCTCTCGTTCCCGGCTGCGGGTCGCCCGCACGGGCGGCCTTGTCGGCGGAGCCTCGATGTAGCCGTTCCTCTGGCAGAGCCGCCCAAGGGTCGGCGGCATCGGAGGGGCTTCCTCCCCTGCGGCGAGCCGATAGTCCTTTCCCTCGTGGCGGATGATCCGGGTCACCAGGGCCTTCACCGGGCTACACCTCCAGGGCGGCCACGGTTACAGACGTAACATCCGAGTAGATGAACTCGGCCCGCCCACTGCTGTTGGCAAAGCGGTCGGGATCACGCTCGAAACCGATCAGCCGGTCCTCTCCGGCCGGAACGGTGACAGGAATGTCGTGGACCGTCCCCTGATCGCACGCCCTCTGGCTCTTCAGGGTCACGGTGATCTCCGAGGCCCCGCCGTTCTTGACGTGTAGGAAGCGGTTGCTTGCCACCGGGACTTGGTCGCCGGCCACGTCCGCTGCTTGGAAGGTCGGCTTGAGACCGGTCTGTAGGACCTTCTGCACGGTCAGGACTGCCATCTCTCTCACACACCTCCAGGTTCGGCCAGACAGGCCGCGTCGAACGTGAGCTGCCGGCCGATGAGCCGGCGCTCCGGGTCGGCGAAGTCGGCGCCAGCCGGGCTCCAGGAGAGCTCGTAGCGCCCGCCGTCGGCGTCGTCGGTCACCGTCACCCCGTTGAGGGCAGCGACGACCTCAGTCTCGAGGACGTCGACTTCCTTGAAGCTCCCCTGGTCGTGGTAAATCCGGACCTCGACCGGCTGGGTGCCGGCATAGGCGACTCGGCCGCTCCCGATCTGGGTCGCCAGCTTCACCGTCGCGTATGGGCGCGGCGTGTCCGGGCCCGCGAGGAAGGCCTCGTAGACCCGGCCGCCGAGGCCGGCGACGTTGGCCTTCATGTGCATGATCACGGCCCGCCTGAGCACGCCTATCCCTCCCAGACCTTGCGGTAGGAGTCGAGGATCTCCGGGGCCGCGGCGTTAAGGGTTGGGCCCAGGATGGCGTTCTGGCCGTCGCGGGCGAGTTCGAGGTAGACCCCGTAGTCCACCCCGTGGGCGAGGACGATCCGGACCGCGTCACGGCCCACCGAGGCCTGCCCCGAGAGTCTCTGCAGGGCGTGGTGAGTCCGGTTAATCCAGTAGCTGCCGGAAGCCTGCTCGGACTTCATCTGCCCCTCGAGGCGGCCGGCCCAGTTCTGCGCCAGAGCGACCGTGGCCGCGCGTTTGCGCTCCGCCCAGCTGAGCAGGTTGCGGATCACTCTGTCCCCCCCGGGCATCTACATCACTTCCTCAGCGTCGGCCTGAACGGCGTAGACCTCGCCCCGGTAGCAGCGTTTGGTCACCCACACGACCCGGTAGGCAGTCCCGTCGATGGTGAACGTGTCCTCGACGCCGGAGCCGGCCCGCAGGTCGGCGTCGTGCGGAGCCAGGAGCACCATCCGCCGGCGCCAGGCCAGGCCGGCCTCGTCCTGGTCGGGGCCGAAACGCTGCTGCCTCGAGGGCACCAGCCGCCCGGTGAACGGGGCAAGGTCCGTCTCGGTCCTCTGCCGGCCGCCTTCGCCGTCGTCGGCAAACTCCACACGGTGAACGGTGACCTCAACCGGGTTCTCGGCGATGGCCCGGGCGTGGGCATCCCTCAGGGCCTCGAGCGTGGTCACGACTCGTCACCCGTCTCGTAAACCTCCGGCGGGTCGAGCTCGAAGAGGCGTGAGCCTCGGCCGGAGACCTGGGAGGAGTAGTGCGAGGCCATCTGGAGGCAGTG